ATTTCGCGTGCGTTCAGTATTCTTATTTGTGAAATTCAATTCTTTGTGATAAAAGCCCCCCTCGTACAAGGAGACGATATAGCAAGCAAAACAACAAACTTGCACACCCCCACAATAGCAACGCCTCACAGGAATAACACCGATATTTTACACAAAGACGAAATAGCAATATAGAGGGCGAATCATGGTATTTTGTAGGCAAATTGTAGACAAGGAGAAAACCACAGATGAATAAGTCGAAGAAGAAACGCGCTGCGCTCTATATCCGCGTATCAACGGAGGAACAAGCTCGGCATGGATACTCCCTCGCCGAGCAGGAGCATGATTTATACCAATATGCCAAACAACACGCTTACAAAATAGTGGGGGTTTACGCCGATGAGGGTGTCAGCGCACGCAAATCCCCTCACCTTCGCAAAGGTCTGCAACGGCTCTTAGAGGATGTACAAACAGGAGACGTTGATGTCATCATATTTAAGTGCCTTGACCGGTGGTTTCGCAACATCGCAGACTACTACAAAGTGCAAGAAATCCTCGACCAAAACGGTGTTGAATGGGAGTGCTCGCAGGAATCTCTATACAACACAACAACCACAAACGGCCGCCTCATGCTCAATCTTAAGCTTTCAATCGCACAGCACGAGAGCGACCAAACGAGCGACCGAATCAAATACGTACAGCAGGGGCTTTTGCGATCAAAAAAAGTTATCACGGGGCACGTACCGGATGGCTACAAAATCAACAAGAAAAAACACATCGTCATCGACAAGAAAAAAATACCGATGATACAAGATATGTTCGAATACTTTTCAAAAAATCATTCGGTGCTCAGAACATATCGGATGCTATGGCAAAAACATCGATACGGAAAAACGGAGGGAGCTGTCGGACGTACTCTCCAAAACAGAATCTATATCGGCGAATATTATGGTATCAAAAATTTTTGTCCAGCATTGATCGATGAGGTCCTATTTGCAGAGGTGCAAAAAGTATTCGAGGGGCGCACCCAACGTCCGCGGACGGATAACATCTATCTTTTCAGCCGTCTGCTACGGTGCCCTAAGTGTGGACGCGGGCTTACACCGAGATACCATCGTCAAAAGACATGTGTGCACATCTATTATGTATGCCGGTCACATACACATAGTAACTGCCCTTATAATGTGTATTGGCGGGAGGATCGAATTGAGTTGGCGTTATTGGAGAGCATTGATCACGTAAATGCCAACTATATCGATATGAGCAAAGCAGAAAGAAAATTGTTTTGGGAGCGTCATCTGGATCGAGTTGTCATATTTAGAAACAAGTTGATACCAATACCGAACGAGACTTAATCAATCAATAAAAAAGCGAAGCACCATTTGTACAATGCTTCGCTTTTTATTTTACTTATCCTTGGTTAACCTCTCATCGACCGCCTCCATGATATAGGCAGTCATTGATTTTCCTTCCTTTTCAGCAGCTGCCTTGATGACGGCTTTCGTCCCTTTCGGCACTTGCATCTTTATCTGTTCATAGTTTGCTTTATTGTATTCCTTTGTACGAGCAAGCTTATTCTCGACCCACCCCATTGGGATCCCTCCGTTCGAATTTGATGCCTCCATTATAATATATTTCCCTCCCTTTGTAAAAGTCTCGGCAGCGATGTTGCCAGGGTCAAGGTCACGCACCAATCATAGCATCAATCTCTTTAAGCCGGGAAAGCAAGTGCTCGCGCTCTTGCATGAGTGCCGCACGATCAACACCAGCCCCGTAGGTCTTAACGATCTTGACTGTGTAATTTTCGTGGAAGTCGAATCTCGTTTCGACGGCCTTTTTGGGGATGCCACGGAGTAGTATGCGTGTCCCGCGGTCAATTTCGATGTGCGGGGACTTGCGACTGCCACCGGATGTAATCTCCCCATCGAGGATCGACACTGTCTCCCGCATGTCGCGAGGGATCCACGCCCCAGAATCACGGTGTGAAATTTGTGCAATGGTCAGCCCGAAGGCAGTCTCCACGTAGACGCGCCCTTCGGTCGCCGTGATCTCGACATCAACGAGATCACAGGGGCGATCATCTCGGCAGAAGCACTCACGCATAGCCTCACGTGCCGCCTCCAGCACATCGGCGGGGAGTTTCCAATCCTCCCCGGTCCACTTGCCTCCCATCTTACGCATACGAGAGGCAAACTCCTTGTTGTAGGGGGCGGTTACGAGGATACTGTCGATTTCCTTCCTAATTTCGAATTTCATTATACTACCTTCTTTCCACATATTATCAGCTTGCCATCATCAGCGCGCAGGTTGCTATCCTGTGCGGACGCCCTTGCGGGCGTTTCGGCTTAGTCCTTGTGATTCGCAATCGCCCGGCGGATGTCCGCCTTGAGCTCCGCCATTTTGACGGGACTGGAATACGTCCCGACGGGAATGACAGCAGGATCGTGGTACATTGTCCAGCTGTTGAATCCGAGGCTGCAATGGAAGTGCGTATACACCTCGTCCTCGTCGAGGTCGTAGTGGACCTCCATGTAGGTCCCGTCGTGTCGGTTGTAGCGCGGCATCTCTCCGACGGCTTTCTTGATCCCGTGGTACTTTCTCTCTGTTTTCATTTTGATTTCCTCCTCTTTCTCTTGGCTGGCGCCCTTAACCTTTATCTTGATTGCATTGTACCATTGTAATAGTACTATGTCAATAGTTTATTTTAGATTTTCTCAAAAAAATTTCTAGGCAAAGAAAAAAGCAGAAACCTTATAAGAGGTCTCTGCTTTTTCTATACTATCCAACCACAATTTTCAATCCACTCACCCGCTCGGGTGAGACAGTTATAGTATAGACAATTATCCTAATATTGTCAACAAAAAATAAGCCCCAGAGCCGAAGCCCCGGGGCTATGGAAAATATTACCACTCTGCGACCGTATACATCACGCTGCCGCCCTTGACTTTTGTCGATTGCCCATGCACAAGCCCTTCCCAGCGGCCGAGCTGTACGCCCGCCGTCCAGTAGGTCTGCGTATCAACCTGCGTGATACCCGCCTTGATCTTATGCGCCTTATTAAGGTTGATCTTGTAGACGTCGACTTTCTGCTCCTCCGCGGGGAGGTCTTTGCCGTCCTTATCCTTTGTGATCGGAGTAACCACGGTGCGATCACTCTTTTCACGCGCTGCCCGTGGCAGTGTCGGGTCATCCTCCCGTATCTGCCGCTCGACGACCTGCGCAGCACGCTCCACCGTAGGGGCTGTGACATGGTACGTCACCGTAGGCGCACGCTGTCCCGCCTGCACGTCGGCAAGACGCCGTTGCAGAGCCTCCGCGTTACTCTTGCTGATGTCGAGCTGCGACCGCAGAGCCTTAACGTCTTGCGTCTGCTCCTGCGTCATGACGGCGGGTTTCTCCGCCGCCGTCTGATCTGCGGAGTGTCGGCCAACGGCATAGGCGATTCCGACAAGCAGGAGACACAGGATCACCAGAAGAACGGTTTTGTGCTTTGTAATGGTATCTTTCACCCATTCAAACATATATAATACCCTCCTCACTGCGCCGCATAAAATGCGGCCTTGCCGACGATCTCATCCATCTGCGCAAAGAGATTCCTTCCGGGGCACGCCGTCCCCATCAGCTCCCGATGCCCGACGATGTGATCGCGGTCAATCGGCAAGCCGTAGTCGGTACAGACATTGGCCAACAGCATCGCCGTTGATTCGATCTGCGCCGCTGTTGGATAGCCGATCTCGAAGTTGCCGCACACATGGATGCCGATGGTGTGACTGTTGTGCCCGTACGCATGTGCTCCAACCGTCCAATGCGGCCGTCCGATCTCCACGGTACCGTCCTTGCGCACGACGTAGTGATAGCCGATACACGTCCACCCCTGCGCCTGATGCGATGCGTTGATCTCCTCCGCAGAGAGATCATCATCGGTCGGATTGCCGGTGTGATGCAGGACAATCATATCGGTTGCCCTGCGCGTTTGCAGGTTTCCCGCATCATACGTCAGATGCAGGTCCTTCAGGTTTACTCTTTCCATTATCCTTGTCCTCCTTCTCTTCGTATTGGTCAGGGATTCCGTTGTTATTTTGGTCGATAAACGCTTTGGCCAAAAAACCAATCGCCGCAATCCATGCCGCCCCGCTGATCTCGTGGAGAAAATTTCGGAACTCCACGAGATCGGGCCGCAGCGCAGTATACCAATCATAGAGCCATGCGCTAACGTAGATGGTACAGCCGATAACGAGCATCGCCGCATACCATACTATGTAACGCATGGCCGCATGACTTTTGGTCATGTTGCGCAGGTACTTTTTGCCTTTCCTGAGCCACTGTGAGACTTTGAGCATCGTCTCACCTTCCTCCGAGCGCCCACGTCAGAATCGACGCGAAGATGCCGACGATGGTCGTACTCATCCCAATCGTCCAGCAGACATCATGCTTAAATTCGTCCAGTCGATGATGCGCGGACTTTGTGCTTTCTTCCAGACGGGCAATCCGCTCATTGATTGCATAGAGCTGATCACGTCCCATCGGCAGTTTTTCCGCGAGGGTTCTGATCTGTGCTTTGATGCTCTCGAGCTCGGCCAGTATTTCTCCTCTTGCCACGTTGCGCCTCCTAATTACTTCCTTATACATAGGGGCGCTATTCTGTCGGAGTAACGCCCCTACTCCCTGTGATTACACTTCTTTCTCCGCATGCTCCGCAATGTAGAGGGCGACGTCCTCCTGATAGATTACGGGTACGACTTTTTGTCCTTCCTCCTTGCTCTCCTCAGAGATTGCGTACTTTCCGTGACGCACGAGGAATGCATAGACAGGAATCATATAGCTGTACTTCTTCATTTTTTCTCACCTCCTTTCAGTGCTTGCAGGGCCTCTTCGATTTCCGCGAGACGCACTTCTTGCGCGGCGACAGCTTCAAATATGGATACGCGTTCTTCATCGGCTGTTTCTTCCGTCGGATGCGTATCCTCTCCCTTTGGTGTCTCCGTTTTTGGAGGACTAAGGACAAGTCCGATATTGGGGTCAAATATGGCGACGTAGCCGACTTTACATTCCACGCCCGTAACGTCTACCCAGTAGGTAGAGGGTGAGAATATGCTTCGCCATGTATCAAAGTCGCGTTCATCTTCGTGGACGGAGCGGACTTTGCCATATAGGATTTCTGCGTATTTGTTCATTGTGCTCTCCTTTTATGCGGTGCCGTTGGGCGTCTCTCTATTGATGCTGTTTGACCATGCGATCGTGATTGGTAATGGTCCACCTCCCATTGGTCGTTCTGGGAGTTGTCCTTCTTGAAAAGCGAAATTGCCAAACACTGTTTTGACCATAGCCCCGCCACCAGGTCCCCCAGTTACAGCATATGATTCGTATCCATACGTTTTCCCTGCTTCTACTTTTACGTAGCTAGTGATTTTCTGTTTTTTTAAGTTTAAATATGTCAGCTGCAAAACAATGACACCTTTCGGGACGGTAAATGTTCCCGTTCCTTGCACGGTGATACTCCCCGGCGTGATTCCACCCTGCTTTAAGATCGCAAGCGATACTCCGTTTTTCTCCTGCCGGCCGCCGGTCGCTTCACTTTCGGTGACGGCTCCGAGTGCTGCGAAGCAGTCCACGCCGTCCACATGGAGCGGCAGGACGCTGCCCATCGCGTTCGCCTCTTCCTTTGTTGAGTAGAGCGTGCAGGATTCGACGACGCCTTTGGTATTTTGCAGTTTGAGTTTTTTAACCAGTTCCGCCATGATCTCACTCCACCCAGATTTTTGTTCCGTTGGCAAACGTCAGGACATTTGTGCTGAGTGCCGACGCCGTCGAGGCATTCCCCTCTACTCCGCCATCAGCTTTGATCTTTCCGGTAGCGGTCAGAGCAGGTACCGTGAGCGCACCTGTCATGCTGTCGCCGGATTTCGCAACAAATTTAGAGGCATTCTGCTGGTCGAGCTCCTGGAACTTTTTATCCAGATCGGCTTTGGAGTATGTGCCGACGGCTTTTTGTGCGGCGGCGGCAGATTCTGCGGCGCTTTTTGCACTTTCCTGTGCACTCTTTGCGGCAGATTCGGCTTTGTCGACTTCGACGTTGATTCCGTCGATGTGCTGTTTCATGGAGGTAATATTTTCCTCCATTGCCTTGACGTGCGTTTCGGATGCGGCGCTTGCCGTTTGACTTTTGCCGGCTTCTTGTCTGCTCTGCTCTGCTTCCGTTCGCGCCGTTTGCGCTGCGCCCGCGGCGGATTCGGCGGCACGCCGATGTTCCTCTGCGGTATTTTTTGCATTGGTTGCGAGGACAACATCGAGCGACGCGTTGCTTTCGCTTTCCTGTGCGTTCTGTGCGGCCTGCTGCGCCGCAGATGCGCTTTGCTGTGCGGCGAGAAGCTGCGCAGCAACATCAACACCCGTCTGGAAGATTTTTGCAATCAGCTCGGCAGGGTCAATGTCAGAGCTGATCGCGACGCGCACAGTGCGCTCGACAATCTCTGCGAGTTGCTGTATCTGCATCTCCTGTCGATCAAGCTGCGCCTCTATGTCCTCGGCATAGAATGTCCCTTGACTAATCAGATTGAGTGTTTGAGTGTAAGGGATTTGACGCTGGATTGTAATCTTCCACCCGTTCGGCAGCGGCTGTGCTCCGCTCTTTGGATAGAGCACGCTCTTATCGCTTAGTGACAACACAAAATCTGTTGTTGTCGTCTCCGCACCGTCCTCATTGGTCAGCGTGACGACAACATTATTCACGTCCTCAGAGTTGAGCAGAAATGTAAAAGGGAAAACGGTTGTAGAACCGTTCCCCCCATACGTATTCTTGACATTCGGATTTTCAACAGTCATGTTGATACCTCCTATTTCTGTTTGAGTTTCTTATCCAGAATTGTCTTTGCGATAAATTCACGCAGATCATCTGGATTATTGAGACGGTAATTGTCGGCCATGAAGCGCGCCGTATTCCAGAAGCCATCGGTCAAGGTATCCGGAACAGCATACATCGTTCCTGCGATTCCCTTTGTCAGCGCGCGGCCAAAATCAATCGCGTCAATCTTGGACTTATCGCTTTGCAGCGAATACGCCATCTGTATTGGGTCGGTAAGTCGCCCAACGGCCGCGAATACAACGCCGCTATTGCGCCCTTGTTGCAGTTTTCCTGTAATCATCCCTTGTGCGATCTCGCCAACCATATTGATCACCGGGAATCCGCTTGCGACGCTCCCGAGAGAATTTGCCGCCCACTGCTTCAAAAATTTCTTATACCATTCGTCTTTATCTTTTTTATCACCACTTCCCGCCGAAACAGCTTCAAGGCTTTGCCGAATCATCGTTTCGATTGCGGCCATTGCGACAAAACGGAAAAGATAGGAACGAACAAACCCGGAATAACGCTCGACAAAGCTGCTCTTGTGCTTATCATAACGCCCTGCATAATACTTCTCCCACACCGCGTTCATTTGTGCGTTAAAGAAGCTAAAGAATGGCGTAAACGCCTTGACAAGCCCGCTCTGCGAACGCTGTACCGCCGAGCGGTCAATCGAATCTGCAGAACCGAAGATTGAACGTACTGCTTCATGGGCTTCTCGGTGCGCACGCTCACGGGCGATAATCTCATCTGTCCCATCCGCTACCTCCTTGTTGTACCGCCCCTGATATGTCCAATAATAGGTTGGCACACTGCAGAGCATGTCTGTCTCCTCCATGAGCCATGTCCCATACTTAATAAGACACTTCCGAACGGAGTTCTTTCCGCCGAAAATGTCTTTTCCTTTGGTATTCAGATCGCGATCCATATTATGAGCACGGTTCCGCATAAACGCCGAATCATTGAGTACGAATTGACGGATCCTCTGTGGGTGCCGGAGATACTGCAACATCGCCTGAATTGCATTGACTGTGCCGAGGCGATCTGCCATCGGCATAATATTGGATGCGTTGAGAAGTGCAGTCGATACACGGAACGCCATAATCGCCGTCACCGTGTTCGCGCGCCACTCCTCCGCTTTAGTCTCAATGTAAAGATTGTTATTCATTGGCTCTTGCCATGTATTTTCAACCCATCGTTTCAGACTGTCATAGGCGTCTTTTCCGAGCGTCTGCAAGATCGGTTCTTTAACCGCCGAATGGTTGAGCAGCTTATAGACATCACGGCAAGCAAGGCGCATCGTAGCAATATGTATTTGCTGATCAATGTGGCGATACATGACATCCAAAGAGAGGTCAAGCGGCCGCCCCAGCGGAGCCCCGTTTGCACGGTTCTTCGTTGAGCCCATTCCAGACCCGAACGCCATAGCGCCGCCAACCGATTCGGCGACAGTTGCAAGCTCCTGATCTGCTGCACGCTCAGAACGTTTTGGGTCATACCGAACCGGATAGTACCCGCCGCGAATGGTCAGCAACTCTCCCGTCGATGCCTCGATCGTAAATTCATCCGGTACAACACGCTTCATCGGCGTGCCGGCGCTCTTTTCGACGACCTCATTGACCGCATCGCCGTGCTCATTGAGATAATCCCATATCTCCTGCACGAATGCCCAGTCTTTCTTGGTCATCGTCTTTGCAAAAATCTCCTCGACATCCTTCTCCGTATACGGTGTTTTCGTCGAGAGACCTGCGACGAGGCGGGAACGATTGCCCTCATTGCCCCAGTTGAGAGCCATAGAGAGCACGTTTTCCTTTGTCAGTTCTGTGCCATCAGTGAGATTTATCCCGAGTTTCTTGCTCCACGCTTTGCGCCTGTCTTTCTGCGTGTAGTATTGTCCAATGATCACCTCCAATCGCTTGGCATTCTTCTCGAGTGCCTCCGTCTTTTTCTCCTGTGCGTCAAAAAGTGTGTTGTAGAGATAATCCACAATCGCACCGCTCTTTCCGCCAATGACCTTGAGCATTGTTTCCGGCTTCAAAAGCTGCACCATATAGGTGTGAGCTTCTTTACCGCCGTCCTGCTCACCGATATGCTCCTCATAGTTCTGATACATACGAGCCGCGACCTCATCGATGTTCTCACCCGATGTGAGGAGCGTGTTCTTATCGCGCCCCGTCACATAGAGATATTCAACGAGCATACGCAGATCACGGAGTTCCTGCATAGAGAGTTCCGTATACTTTCGCTGCGTATCGCGGGACGTTGCCGCAGAAGCGAGCCATTCGGGAATATCCACGCCATCAAAGCCATCGTTGGAGTCCTTGATCTCTTGCATCAATTCCGACCAGCTACGCGCACCTTCTCCCATGAGAGGCACACCATCGGAGCGACGAAGACCAAACACATAGAGTAAATGATGAATGAAATAGCGGTGATTGCCGTCAATCTTGGCAGTCTTATCATTGGCAAGGTTCTTTTCCCGACGGGCAAAGTATTTCACCATACGATCGAGCTCGCGTTTCAGTTTGACGCTCTCATGCGTCATTGCCTCCATTGCAAGCTGCCTAGTCTTTGCCGTGCGTGCCGCGGCGAAGTCTTTTTCTCCTGTGTCCTCCTTTTCTATACCGTTGTTTTTACGGAGCATATTCGTGAGATGACGTTCCGCCTCCTTTGCGGCGCTCTGTACCTGCCGCATCCAATGACGCGTATTCATCGCCTCGTGGATTGGAGCGTTCTCAAGGTGCTGCTGTGCATATACACGCATCGCAGCAACTCTTCCCTCCGCCGAATCACGGAGGCTGCGCACGGCTTCGAGGTTCTGCGCCGCAGAGAGTTTGAGTCGGTTAAACGCCTCCCAGAACTTCTCGCGCATCTTTGTACGGTCTTCCTCCCCCGCCTCTTTCGATGCAGAGAGGAGCATCCGCAAGTCCTCAATCTCCTTTGCCTGTTTCTCCTGCCAGCGAAACGCATACTTGAGAGCAGTCACCGCCTTTTCAAGCGGCGCATCCTCCTCACGTTTCAGTGCACGCGCAACGCCGATCATCGCATCTTTGAGACGCTGCGGGGCGTTGTCATAAGCCTTGATATACTCGTTCAGGAGCTCTCCTTCAAGTGCTGTCTGACGCGCGGTGTATTCCTGTGATGCAAGCACCTCCTCTGCTCGCCGAGCAATCGCCTCTGCGTTGGGCATCTCTGTCTTGTAGTGTTCCCGCTCCTCGCGCACCTGACGATTATAAGCTGCGTCGAATCCGCCGCCAGCATCTTTGAGTGCCTTTTCATATGCCTCCGCCGTAGGATAATAGCCGCTTGCGATGACCTGCCCAACCCCGAAGGTCTCCGCAACCGCCTCTGCCTGCCAAACGGGATTCTCCCGCATCTCGGCTTTCAGCTGTGCTTCGTATTCCTCCATGTGTGCGTCAACGTCGCGCCCTTGCATCTCACGGATAAGCTCTTTGAGCAGCGTTTCCTTTGCGCGCTCCTTGGCCTCTGTCTCCCACTGAATCATCGTCTCGGCAGAATCCGCATTGAGAAGTTCAGGATCAATCTTTTGGAGACGCTGCGCACGTTTGACGACCGCCGCCGCTTCGATCTCCTCGTCTGTTGCAATCATACGCGCCATGATTGCTTCGACCTCAGCAGATGCGCGCACACCCGCACCCGTGACATCCTTGTAAATACGCGTCAGCCACGATTTGAAACGACGGAACACGGCACGCAATCCCTGTGCGGGGGCTTCCCCGCTGCGCAAATACTCCTCGAATCCACGGGCAAAGCGCTCCTGCATCCACTCACGCTTGAGGCGTTCTGCCTCTGCTGCGTCTCCGTCTTTTTCTGCCGCAAGAATTTTCTCCTCACGGTCGCGGAACTCTGCTGCAGAAGCAGTCCCCACATATTCATCCGCAGCACCCTTCGTCCACGATGCCCAATTCTGGATTGTGGCAAGGTCTTTGGCATAACGGCTCTCTGGTGCAATCTCGGCGAGGTGCTCCATGTCAAACAGGAAGTTATGCGCCATCTCGTGCATAAACGTTGACTGATCCGCCGACTCCATGAGAGAGATCAGGCGTTGCGTACCGCCAAGCGTCGCAGTGATATTACCCTTCGCCCCGTGCGCCTGTGCTCCTTCGCCCGTACCGATTCCGCCAAGATCGAATGCATCAAAGTCGTGCGGCGTGCCGTGCCATGCGGATTGCTCAAGTGTCTCTATTTTTTTAGGCTGCGCATACACATTCCCATCCGCATCCTTGACACCCGTGAGCATATCACGTATACTGATAGTCAAAGGAGCCTCCTCCTCGGCCGCACTAACGCCTGTCTTCGGACGTGGTGCAGCGGCGAGAGGGGGCTTTTTTGCATAGTAAATTTCATATGCAGTTACAGGAACACTTCCCGTGGAGACAACGCCGTCATGCTCCTCTGCCACAATAACCAACGTCTTGATATGGCCATTCATTTGCACGGGAACCATGAGGCGATAATAATTCGATATTTGATTTTTTCTCTTTTGAATCTGACGTTTCTTCCCTTTGAGCCCCGTCAACGGGGCTTTTTTGGTATTCGGAACAACCTCAACAACAACAGCGTTTTTTGCAATATCCCCAAAGTTTGAAAGCGTGATATTTCGCGCAATTCTATTGTCCGATGAGCGATTTGCATTTCCGCGCAACAAATGTCGCTGCCCATAGGAATCACTGTCCTTTGGGAGCCCTACCAATGCTTGAAAATCAGCTGTTGGAACTTCCGGCAACAGACTTGCTTTTGATATGTAATCGAGAATGTCTTGATCTGTTTTTCCTTTTAAATCATTGGTCAGCGCGTCAATGTCAACAACTTGAACTTGTTCATCAAGGTTCAGTCCTGCTCGAGCTGCCTGTGCAAGACCTTCTTCCAGCCTATATGCACGGGCATCCACGCTCAGATGTTCGCGCATATAGTCGGCGGCGGTATAGGGCTTTCCCTGCACCTCACTGTATACTTTCGCCATACGGTCGGCATAACGCGCCGCAAGGAGTGCAGACGCGCGTGCAGCCGTTCGGGCTTTCTTGCTCTTGGCATTACCGAGCTGACCCGCAAGCTCATGATAGACGCCTCTTGCCTCAGGGGACAGTTCCGCCGTTGCGACAACATCCCCATGTTGGAGGCTTTTTATTGTGCCCGCAACCGCTTCGAGAGCACCTTTCTGTGCATTGATCTTGTCGATCTCGGGCTGGATATGTGCAAGATACTCCGCCGATTCCGCACCACCGTCACTCTGTACGGCTGTCAGTTCTGCGAGATCGGAATCCAGACGGTTCATACGACGCTTAATTTCTGCAGCAGGATGATTGACGTCTGCAAGCAAAATATCCCGAGCAAGCGCACGATGCTCATGTTCTGCAAACGCGCTCTCAACATAGCGGTCAACAGAATCGCCGACCTCCTCTTCCGTCTTCTCACGGAATGCACCTAGAATCTCCTTGACGATCTTCGCCTCATGTTGTGCCTGCTTGTCCGTGTAGAGATCAGAGGACTTTGTGATATTCTGAAAGAGTGCCTTACGTTTGCTCTCATCCAGATGCGTTGTCATCTGTTGGAGAGTCGAGGTTTTGACGGGCAGCATCCCCGTCCCGTCCGCGCACGCCTGCAGTTCCTCCGCGCTGATGTTGTTTGCGGCAGCAATCTCCTGTACAAGCTCCGCGCCGCCCTCTTCCTGATTGAGTGAGACGATATCCACCGATGTAGTCTCCATACCATAGCGGCGGTTCTGAGAGTCCAGCATCTCATTCACAAGATCAGGTGCTTTGCCTTGGAGTTCCTGTACGTTCTTCAGGTTATCCCCTACCGCCTCAACAGTATTCATGAGGTGCTGATTCTCATTGACGCTCCGATAGAGGCGGTCTTTGATCAGATTCTCCATATGAGCGCGTGCCCCGAGCATTGTATTCGTATGTGCGCCAACATGACCGCCGAAACCGATGAGACCAAACCCCATGATAGAAGGAGCGGCCTCAATTGCCGCAGCCGTGGATTTCTGCAGAATTTTCCGGACAGATGAAATCTCAGCATCATCGCCCTTGAGTGCCATCTGCGCCATATTCTCGATGACCATGTCTGAAACTTGCTGCGCGAACTCCTCCTGCAGCTCTGTATTAAACGTAATTGCGCCCGCTTTTGCCGCGCCAAGAATCCGTTCTTTGATGAGCGTACGCGCCGCCTCGTTCGCAGTTGCCCCTTCTGCGGCCAGTGCCAAATCTTTTGCTCCTGCACCTGCATAGAGGTCGCGCAGGCTTTTTGCCTCACCCCGCCCGAAAATCGTACGTGCAATCTTCTGCAAGGCAAGCTGCTCGATCACGCCCTCAGCAAGCCCCTGTGTCGCCGACAGTGCCGCCGCCTGTGTCGGCGTATACATCGCACGCCCCTTTGCGTCGAGCTTGTTCAGATTCTCTTCATACTGACTGCCGCCGATCTCAAGCCCCATAACAGCGACAGCGGCAGCTCTTCCGACATTTGCCGCCGCGCCTGGATTCTTGGTTGCGGCAAGAACAATACCTCCCGCAACCGCTCCAATCCCCTGTGCAGACGCAATCATCGGGATATTCTCTGCAGCACCACCGATCATTGCGCCAACGGTCTGCCCAACACCGCCATAGGAATACTCCGGCAGTTCGTCTTTCTTTTTGTCGAGCGCAGTAATCCAATTCTGCTCATCTTCGGTGAGTTTGCGTCTGCCAATCATCGCATTCGCATAGGTCATCTGCTTGCGAATGTTGTAGTAGCCGCGCTCTACGCCTGTTGCGACACTTCCCGCGAAGCGCATAAACTCGTTGCTGTATGCATCATTGACCGTCTGCAGCCCCTCGGCATTGTTGAGCATCATGACGGCCTCATTCGTGCCGCGCTTTTCGACAATCTCTTTGAGGTATGGCATCGCTTCATAGACGCGTCGCATATTGAGGTCGCCGCTCGCGTCGAGCATGCCGGGCACCTTCTTGAGTTTTTCCGCGCGCTGGACGATCTTCATGACTTTTTCCCACACATCGGGGTCATTAGCAATCGTCTCCGCGCGAATCCCTGTGAGGTCATGCGCTTTCTTAATCTGCTCACGCTTCTCATCCTCGCCGTAGAAATAATCCGCATAGAGTTTGGATGCCTGAAAGCTCTCGGGCATAACCCCCTTGATGAGGTCTTTCCCTGTGATCGGTTCCGGCGGTGCAGTCATGTCTTTTGTGTAATATGGATTGTCGAAGTCGACAGGCTCCACACTGCCATCATGAAAGCGATCTCGCAGCATGGTGTAGACAGAATCCGCAATATTAGAGACAGACCAATCCGATTCTTTCTGCGGCTCATAGGACTTTGTCATCATCAAATCCATCACGTCGCTGCTCATGATCGGATTGCCCGCGTCATCACGCCTGCCTGTCTCGTAGGTCGTGTACTCGCTCGTCGGCGCATAGTTTACTATATCGTTCAGCTCGTCGCTGTTGTTCTCTCCAGGCATCTTGATTTTGACGCCGATATTTCCGCTCGCCACATCACGACGCATCATCTGCTCAATCGTTTCTCTTTTTTGCGGATCCATAGTTACCTCCCGTTATCCTCCGTATACAATCTCTTTTCCGCTCTTCCCGTTCTGCATCCCGTTGATGAGATCATCCGTCTTTACGCGATATGCACCACCGCCATTGATCAGCGTAACAACAGATTCACCGTTCCCTGCATCTACAACGCTTGCAATGCCAATGTTAAAGAGCTGCGCTTCATTTGTATCGATCTTATTCCCGCCAAAGCCAAAGAAACCGCCACTCCCAGAGATTGTCATAGGAGCCATCTCTCCCGCCATTTTCTCAATAATCCACTGCTGAGGCGGCATTTCTCCGTTATGATCTTTTTGATACTCACGAATAAGATAGCCTGTCGAATCTTGTGCAACGGCAAAATTCGAATCAAACATCCCGTTTTCATATCCGCCAAGACCAGTCTTAACTGCCTGTTTGATGCTCCCCCAGTCATACTTAAAGGCACCTTTCCCAGTCTTGTAATCATCAATGACATCCAGCAGTTCTTTTCGCATACTATTTTCCATATGCGGATTTCCGATGATCGTGTCATAGGCATCATTGATGCTGATCTTTCCTGTTTGCAGTGCGTTGATAAGCTGATATTTGTACTCCGGCCCCGATATTTTAAGGGCGGCCGCTTCTGCTGCTGCGCGTCGATTTGCCGCTGCCTCTGCTCGTGCTTGATCTGCCTGCCCAGCTTTCATAGCGCTGTTCATCAGTTTTACAGAGACGCGCGGATTATCGCCAGCAATGCTTGTAATGACCGACTGATATTCAGCTACCGAATGATACTGTCCATCATTTTGGAGCTGCATAATTGCCATCTGCCCCTGTTCAAGCAGACGATTATCTTCTCGATCACGCACCGCAAGCTGTTTCTGCAATGTGCCGAAAATCTTATCTGTTCGCTCCTCGATCTCCATTTCAGAGGGCGGAGTCTCCATCACACCGCGCCCGAAGCCGACCACGGGATAAAGGTTCAAATCAATCTCAGCGACACCGTGATTGCCGGACTGCATAACCTTTCCTGTCTTTGCGTTGTAGATGCCAACATGCGAAATGCCATATTGACCTTCCCCTCCCCCCGTATCTGTCCAGAACACAAGGTCGCCCGTTCGCAAGTCTTTCGGATCACTGAATGCACGTCCTTCTTCCTTGAGTTGAACATATTGTTCATCTGCACAGCGACTGGAAAGGTTAAGCCCGTATGTTTTCCCACACGCTTTTGTAAAACTTCCGCAATCCCAAGTCCCACCAGAGCCATCTTCGGGTCCGCCCAACCGATATGGTTTTCCGATATTATCTTTGAAGAACGCATACATACCGTCCAAACTCGGTGTATTTCCGTGTATATTTTTCTGAACCCACGCTTTGACAGCATCTCTTGATGCCTCAATTCCGAGTTCCTTCATTGCCGTCTGCGCCTCGTTGAACTCCATCTCCTGCTGTGCGTGTTTCCGTACCGCACCAAGCGCAGCTGTCCTCTGATTCGGGTCCATGTACTTGCCGTACTTGTTGCTGATTTCATCCATGCGTTTGAAGTCCGCCGTCTGCATGGCAAGGGACATTGCTTGCCCCACGGCTTGCCGCGCAATCAGCTCCGTTTCATACTTGACCCGTTCTTCTCCATGTGCGCCGTACATTCCAAGAGCAAGGGCATTGCCACGATTAATCGCCATGTCGATAGCTGCGTCATTCCCGCCGTATTCAAGCACATTGTCAAGGCAAACATCCACAGCATTCTTATACTGCGTGTTCTTATATGCCTCAAGCTGCTCCTGCTGATACCGCATGACATTCGCGCGACGTGTTACATTGTCACGCTCGGTGAACTCGTTGAATGCTCGCGCACCCGTACCATAACGAAGGACGCCCTTGTACTTGGCAAATACCGTGTCCATCGTCTTTTTCTGGAGCTTGTCGTAGTCATCCGTGAGATTGAGGGCACCTTCTTCTTTTTTCTGCATGAGTTCAGATGTGCCCTCACTCATGAGCTTGTTATACATATTGTTCGCAGCGAGCGCCTGTGTCTGCTCCACCTGATCTTTCATCGCCGTAAAGCCCTTGGTAAGCACGCTGGCGGTCTCACCTTGCGCCTGTACAAGTGCCTGTTCCCCCTGATTACTGTACTGCACACGTGAAATTTGTGCCGCAGGCGAACCAATGCCCTCTTTGTTTTGAAACGGTGAAAAATCCATGAAGCAAACCTCCTCTTATCTCATTTGAAAAAATGTGCTCTGACGCGGCATCCCATAACCACGCGCGGTATAACTTCCGATGTGACGCCCGAAACTCGTGTCCTTGCCGCCCCATCCGTGGAATCCCGTGCTCCAATCCTTTCCGCCGAACGAACCGACCTGTGTGCCTGCCACCTCTTCGGTCTCCTGTGCGGCGGAACTCACGCCTGTATAGAGATTACTCGCGAGAGTGAACGCGCCTGTGAGCATACTGTTCATCATTGCACGCTTGCCGGCGGCCCGATAATTGCGTGCGTTTGTACTGTGGAAATTGGACTGATTCTGAAAGTCTGTCGACTGCTGCAGCATATTATCGACCTGCTGACGACCATTGTAGAGGCCCATGCCTGTCTGCTCATTGATTGCATAGCCCGTATCTGCAAGAGCCGCCGCAGCACTTCCGGATGCCGTGACACCGCTCGCACCGATTGCCGCACGCTGCTGCCCCATCCGAAGGAGTGCCCTGCGTCGCTCATTCTCTGCATTGATCTTGTTATTCTCGTCCTGCCGTTCGGCGGTCTCCTGTGCCTTGTCCGCGTTCATCTGCGCGATCTGCGCATTCTGTTCCGACTGTCGCGCCGCCGCTTCTGCCTGCGCCTGCTGCGCCCTCCCCTGCATCCACGAGGAAAAGAGAGTGCCGACAATTGTCGCCGCTACCCCCATATAACTCACTCCTTTTTGAAAAACTCAAACAAATGATACGGCAGGCCGTAGAGCCCCATCGGCTTCGCCTTATGAACAACAGCGCCCAACCATTTCAGCCATGCGATTGTGTCATGGTTTCCTTTATCGACATAGTTATAGAGATACTCCCAGTCATGCAAAAACGCGCGGATTCCTTCGCGCGTTTTCTTGCCTGTATAGATTTTGTGCTTTGCCGTCTCCGCTGTTGCAAGCATCCAGATAATGCCATGCCGAAGAATAGGATTCGTCTCGATAACGCCAAACGCTGAAATAATAACGCCGTCACAGTAGCAGGCATATGCCGCTTTGCTGTTACGCCAACAACGCATCACCTCAGCTTCGACGTTCGGCCCCGTCATGCCGATCAGCTCGCGCCGATCTTCGGGGCGCAGGTGTGCGGCAAGATAGGAGAGATCATCATCGGTTGGGGTGCGGTATGTAAACTCAGCCACCTGCTTCCACCTCCGGAACAATGGATAGAATCGTCAGCGGCAGCGGGTCAGTCTGCTTGATCGTCAGATATACTGTATCCTCATAGCTTGCGCTCGGGATGACGACATGGCGTTTCCCGTTGTAAAGTGCAATCGGACTGTCATATTTCTCAGTGCTGCGCCACTTAATCGCATCAAGTCTCTTTTCCCCCACGCCATAGAGCCCACCGCGTGTATCGCGGAAGAGGATTGTCATACGTGAGACGCGTTTCTTGCGCCCCATGTAGGAGCCGTCCTGCACGCTGAACTCAATTGGCATTGTCTGAATCGTGCTCTCAAAGGGCAAACCAACTGTAATCTTGCTGAACGCTTTCGGCAGTCGCAGAACACCACTCTCATTCACACGCATATCCGCAAGGACATTCCCATCGGCAAGCACGGAGACAGTCTTCCCAGTGAGCCATGCAAGCCCTGTGAGCGCATCTTTTGCTTCGCCGTGATAAATATATCCTGCATCTACATAGAATTGCTCCTCAGGCGCTGTATTACGTATCTGCGAGCCCATCTGCTCGACATAGTATGCGCCATCACGCTCTACAACCGCCCAAAGTTCTTCTTCACGATCGCCCGAGATCGTGCACACATCCGTGAATTTCCCCGCCGTCGTATGCTTGTGCCACGCGTATACGTCCTGCTCCTTGATGTAGGTCATGCCCAGTAGCGCGCCATCCTCCCGTACGCACCAAACAACCGTGTTCGGCGTCTGCTGATAGGCGAGCGCAACAATCGTATGCCCCTCAAAGAGATGCGCAGCAAGGAGAGATACGTCATCTCCCGTGTACTTGTCCACATCATAACTATATGTGAGATCACGGATGACACTGCCTTGATGCTGCACATAGACGATGCGCCCGCCGATGACGACCGGAGTTAGATTGTTGATGCCGCGATACTCCTGTGGTTCTGCTTTCTGATTCGTTGGCGTAAACGTCTCGTTTCCGCCACCTACCTTGTACTCGCCGCCAGAGGTGAGCATGAGCATTTCACCAAATGGGATAATGGCACGAATGCCGTTCATCTGTCCGCCTGAGAGCGTGCCTGTAATTGCATCACTGTCCTGCTGCGGGGTATTGACCCAGAAATTGTAATAGTCCCCCGACTGCGATGCCCAATAGGTCTGCGGCTTCGCTCTGCTCCCTGCAAAGACAAGGCGGTCTTCAAAGAAACTCACCGCTTGCGGATAGCCTTTTTTCGCACTCCACGCCGAGAGAGAGAAATCATTCGTCGCCTCCGTGTCTGCAAATTCTCTCGTTACTGTTGCCGTAGCGCTTGTTGCGGAGTTGACTGCCGTAATCCGTGCAACGCCATAATAATCCTGCGCGAATGTCTGTATTGTCACATAGCCACGTTGCCGCTCGTTCTCGTTGCTCCATACAGATGTATCAAACTTTTCACTACGCACACGATACTCGACAATATCATCGCCCTTGTTTGTGTAATTAAGTGTGTAGTTCTGCGTGCGGTTGGCATGCTGTTCTTGCAACGCAATCCATGTATCCGTGGACTTATCATGTTTCTCTACTATAAAGCTGCCATTCCAAAAACCAAACGATTCCACGTAGACTGTTCCACTCGGAACGCATCGCACGACAAGCGGTGTGGTTGGAATACCTGACTTAAGTTGTCCGCTCATTGTATGCCCAAGACGAATGAGACTGCCGACCATATCCTCTGTGAAATAGTCAACGCTTGCCTTCAACGTGATTTCACCCTGCACACCTGATGCTCCGATCTTTAAGCCATCTTTTGTATTGGGATCCTCAAACGGTCCGCCCGCAATATCCATCCGCTCGAACTTCCAATCCGTGACCCCATAGCGTGTGAGTGTCATTGGAGGGTGATTGACATGCACTAAAAAGAGGACGTCTGCAGATTGCGTATACTTGATATCCGATAAATCAGCCTCGGTGTACGATGTGAGGATCACAAGAGGAGCATCATCCTTAACGACAATCCCACCTTTTGTAAACACTCGAATACATCCAGCGGTGAACTCGAGAACATAACTCTGTTCCGTCGAATACTGAAACGGAATCAGGCGCGCCCTTTTCCCGCTCTGCGTCTTTGCCACATGACGAAAGCCCGGGCGGCGTGTCGCCCCGCCATACCGCAGGACAATCATATTCTTTAATGTCGACGCACCTACATCATACTTCTGTAAATCCGTCCGCCCGTAGAGTGCAGGCGTGAGTTCGCCGCCAGCAAAACTCGGCTTTAGGGGATACATTTGCCCGCCCGCCATCAGAAGTCACCCCCGAAACGCGCCGCAATGAGCGTATACGGTTCTTTCTCCTCCGCATTCTGCTCGTCCTCATTGTTCGCCACAGCATCCAGAAAGAGCGCCGTATATTGTTCTTCGCAATATCCCGGAAGCTGTGCATTTCCTGTGAGTTTAAATGCAATAGCTCCAGCAAGTTTCCAGCTGAGGGCTTCGACAAACTGATCATCAAAAAGACCTGTGTCCTCGATGTCTGCCGTATACTCTGCCGAGACATTCGCTACATCGGTATAGATGACGCGCCCTTCTTTGTCACTGACAATCTGATACCCCGTATACGCAGGGATGTTGTCGAAATGACCATTATAGAGCTTGCGCAGCGCAACGCATGACGCAGGATAACGATAGGCGTAGGAATAGCCCTGCGGCTTCTCCGTGAGCTCTGCAAGCTGCACTCGACGCGTTGCCCATGTCCATGGATATTTTCGTAACACAACACGGCGGCAATGATCGTAAAACTGACTGCATACACGCGCCGGCTCACTTGCTTCTGTGAGTGCCTCGACTGTATCAATCCCAATTCGCGAGAGTGCGAGATTGCAAACATCGATCTTATCCATCATTCCACCTCCTTAAAGAGAAAAGGGGCTGACGCACGAAAACACTTGTCCCCATACATCAGCCCCACTCCTTATTTCTTGCGTCCTCTCTTTGCCGTCGTCGGAATCTCCTGCACGGGCGGCGTATCGTCGTTCACATCGCCCTCATTCGGAGTATCCTGCACGGGCGGCGCAACCTCTTCCAACGCATCAAAATACGGAGGCACTTCCACCTCCGCAGGAAGATCAACAACCTCGTCTTTCTCATAGAGCCTGTTGCGAAACTGACAGGTCGTATTCACGCGATATCGCATTAGAGATTCACCGCCGTTCCAGAGCTCATGTACGCCGTAAGCTTACCGCCCGTCGGCGTAGTTCCTGCAATCACAAGGCGCACATAACGATTGCCCGTGCGAATCGGTGCATAGAACTGCGCGAGCGTCGCCGCCTTCTTCGTCTGGTTGATAGAGGTCGGCACAGTTACACTCATCTCAGTAACCGGCGAAGCAAACGCCGACGTCGCCGAGGACTGAACCGTGATCGTCTCCACCTTGCCCGACGTGACTGGCGCGGTAAGCTTAACGTCGATAAAAAGCGGATGTACGAACGCACCGCCGAGCCCGATATCAAGCACCGAACTCGTAACAGACGCCGCCGTTGCAACATCATTGCAAAAGATCAATTCGTTATCAATATAAGCCATAACCTATACTCCTTCCTTAGTCAATCTTGCTCTCAGTGTTCAGGATCGCATCGCAACGCAGAACCGGGACGCCCCAGAAATGCGTGATCTTCTTACCGCCGAACTCGTCGATCGAGAGACGCACATTTGTCTTCTTGGACGCGAGGATGTCAAGATACGTCTGGACAGCGCGATTCCCGAAGAATGCCATCGTGCACTTGTCGGGATTCTCGATCTGGTTGTAGGCACGGATGAGATTCTCGACAAACGCATCCGCCTCCGCACCCGCGAGTTTGCTTGTGTCGATGTTGGCAACACGAACGACATAGCGAGGGTCACGCACGCACAGCCCCATATCCCAGTTGTACTGCGACTCGTAACCGTAATACTTGCCGCCATCCTTGTCGAACAGGGACCGCCGGCCATTATCAAGATACCTAAACCCTGCATTCGTGCCCTCGGGGAAAATTCCATAGACGGTATCCTGGCTGTAACCGACAAGCCACAGAGAGGTCAGGGCGTTGCCCGTTCCTCCTGCGTCAATAATCTGATCTGCCCAAATACGATCCTGAGTTGTCTTACTGTAGTAGTAAGCGGAAAGCCCGGTAAACTTTGCTGGCGTGACCTTTTCGTCTCCATAGAAGAAGGTCGATGCCATCTCCTGGTTCATCGCCTCCTGATAGGCTACGTTCTCAGAAAGACGCCATGCGTTGTCATTGCCGTTGATCTGCATCAACTTCTCGTCAATCTGCGCAAACGCTTCCATTCCGCCGCAGGTGAAGGATTCCGTCTTGCTCTTGGACTTGCCGGGCTTCGTGCCCTTGTTGATGATACGCCATGCCACATCCGGCAGTTCTGCACGGATAAGGGCTGTTTCCATTGTCTTCTGGTTGCACTGTTTGAACGGCATCACGTCAAGAATACGGTTCGTCTTACTCTGCAGTTCGATAATCTTCTGCTCCGCAAGCTGCCCCTGCGCACCAAAACGTGCTGCCCAATCCTGCAAAGTTACGCAATCACTCATGTTTTATTCCTCCAGTTCTTAATACTTACTGTTCGCAAAAAGCAAATCTGCTGCCGTCGCCTGTGCAGCGGCCTTTCCATCCGGCGCATTGTCCTCCTTCAGAAGATGACCGATGCGCTGCAAGAACGCCTGTACCGCTGGATGATACGCAGCACCGGATTCAATCAAGGCGTTCATGGCATCGCCGCCGCCGAACGTATCCACAGCGATCTTTGCCGCCGCAAGATTCTCGGGGGTATTGAGCCCCTGCTTAGCGCACTCATTCATCCACTGGTTCTTGATCTCTTCCGCCTGCCGCTGCTGCTCCATCACAATGTCTGCATGCATCTTGAGCAGGCTGTTTGCCTGCTCCTGCGTCATCCTTGCTTCCTTTGCGACGGCCGTAAACGCTTCTTTCTGCTCATCCGAGACTGTCAAACCTTCGGGAAGATTGAACTCATACACATCGGGAATAACAGGCTCCTCCTGCTGAAAGCCAAACGGATTTTCAGGGGGTGTTGCAGGAGGTGTGTCCTGCTGTCCACCCGGCGGATTCTGCGGCGGCGCAGCGGGTGTCTCCAGCGGCCGTGCGGGCGGTGTGCCCTCTCCTCCCTGCGGGTCAGTCGTCGTCATCTCGTCCATGTTCTAATTCCTCCATTCTTCTTTGATGCTCACGACGCATGGCATATTCCAACGCAAGACCATCTGTTGATTCATTGCCGGATTTAATGCGGCGGATGCAGCGCAGGATTTCATCACCAACCGAACGCCGCCCGTTGGCGAATATGTCCTCACGCCCGTTCCCTGTTGTGTAGTGTTGATCTACGCAGCAGAGGTCAAGCACTTCCAAAACAAAACGACGCCCTTCCGGACGCCGCATAATGTTTTCAAGTGTGTCTAAATCCATACATCAGCCTCCCCCCAGAATGCTACCAATTGTGTTTTCATTGACGGGCGTTTCGGAAAGGAGCCTTGCCGCCTCTACGCTGTCTCTCAGCGGCTTTGCCATTGCTGCCGCCTGTTGCATTTGCTGTTCCTGCTGCATCTGCTGCGCACGCTGCTGTCGCATCTTCTGCACATCCTGCTCATCACGCATGATCGTTTCAGGCGTGCCGGACATCTGTGCATGCTCGCGGATTGCCGCATCAAGATCAAGGTTGTCCATGATCTCAGGCGACGCACCCATGAGATTCCCTGCAATCGCAAGGGTTTTCTCCATTGCGTTTGTTCCAACAGCTTTCTGGGCCTGTGCAAGCAGTGAGATAAACTCCGCCTTGATACTCTCCTCCTGCCCTTTGAGTTCTTCCGGCAACGGAGGCAGAAGCCCGTTGCGGTAACAAATTTCAAACGACCGCCGTGTGAGTGGTGCAAGAACCTCGTTGTGCATCTGCTCCAATACGGGAGAGAGCATCAAAAGTTTCTCCTCGTGCCGTTCCGCAACTTCGCGGGCGGTCATCTGCGGATTGTCCTGCTGTGCAAGCATCACAAAGAGATCGTTGTAAAATGCCGCGCCGATCTGCTGCTGCTTGTACTGGATTGTCTGCATGACCTCTCCGCGATCACCTGTTGCCTCATAGAGCGGGCGAACCCCATTGATCATGTTATCCGGCACAAGTGTTTCCTTGCCCGGCAGTCGATTGACCTTGCCAACCGAGGACGGAACAATCAATGCAGGGTCAGAGCGGTGCTCCAAAAGACGCATATTGATCTTCTCGATCTTCTGCAGCTGCATACAGTTCCCAAGCGCATTGTGCCCGGGTCCAACGCCGTAAATCCCGTTGGCGATCACCGTCCAGCGCGGCATCAGAAACGGGACTTCGTGATACCCGCTGACCTTCAAAAACACATCTGTCTGCGAATCCTCGAAATAGTAGGACTTGTACTTGAAGTTGAGCAGGGCATTTGAATCCGGGTTATAGTCGGCGTTCTTCTCGATGAGCATGGTCACAGGGAAATAGTCTTTGAGATTCTTCGCGCGATACGCATTGCGCACCGCATCGCTCACAACATCCTCCCCAAACTCATCCACCATCTGCCAAGCGTTGAGCTTAAACTTTCGTGCAAACTGCACCACGCGCCCGCGCGCATCCACATTGCCCGCATACTCACCGCAGGTGTAGGGACGTGCCCAAACGCCTGTGTTGAAGTCCTCAAGAAGAAGTGCTGCACCCGTGCCGAACTGCGTAAGCTCCGCCTCGATGTTGAGCAGCATGTTATAGATATTGCTCTTGGCATAGATTCCCATGAGCACATCTTGACACTCCTCAAGCCACAGCTTGACCGTGTGATACTCCGCGAGCTCCTTGTCCTGAAGTCCGAGCGCAAACCACGGACGAGACGGCGACGTAAGCCCCGAATGCAGCCCTGCGGCACATTTCCCGCTCGCCTCCATTGGATATGGGTCAAGCAGGAAATAATCGCGGCGTCTGCCGTCCTGCGTCTTGTCCTCGTCAAAGCGGCCGCGTGTCGGATTGATATACTTACTGAGCTGTTTCCATGTGCTCTCGAACTGCGTACGCTCGGTCATCATCTGTGTAACAAGATTTTTCTTGCGGCGGATGGCATCGCTGTCGCGCAGCATCTCCTGTATTGCTTTTGGCATCTGTGCCATAGAGATCACTCACCCAGCAGAGCTTTTTTGATGTTGCTCATCATATCCGACATCCCGCCAAAAAGGCCGCCCGTCTTGTCCGTTGACGCACGACCTCTTGCTTTTGCAAGCTTATCGTGGATCGACTGACGCTCTCCCGCAGTTGTGCTGTCAATCGTCGCCGCAGCAGTAGAACCCGGCGCACTCTGTTTCACTGGCGGAGCACTGCCACCGCCTCCACTGCCGCCGAACAACTGCAAATCAAACTTCATACCACATTCCTCCTTTCAAGGGTCACATATCCGCAAACGGATCGTATTCTGCCGATGAGGCATCGTCTCCAATCCCTCCCGCAGACGGATTTATATAAACCGGCCGAGCGAACGTCAGGACAAACCCATCGGCAAGATCGGGGCTTTTCCCCGTCCGTTCTTTGAGTTTGTCCTTAGGCTCCAGAATGATTCGCCCAGTCGGATTGAACTTGTACTCTACCGTGGATAACTCTGTCTTGAGCTCCGCATTCTGCGGGATTGCCCCGCCCGCCTCAAGCCATGCGCGGCACTTGAAATACATCTCCGCGCGGATATTGGCATAGCGCTGTGCATCCATTGCCATCTCGCCGAAGTTGACCTCCGACACCTGATAGCGCAGCTGCCGCAGACGATCAATCACACCTGCACCCATCGCCCCCACATCGATAAATGTCGCATGCGGATGATGCTGATTGATACAGTCAATCACACGGCTTGCAGTCTCCATCGTGGAAAGCCCCGTAAATGTGCGCACCTCTTTGAGCCATAGCCCTTGACGGATGCAGAGAACAGTGCGATCATCGCCGAACCGCGCTACATCCACGCCGAGGATCACAGGCTGTCCGAGTACATCATCATCCTTGAGCAGCCTGTTTGCTGCGGCCGTAACAAGGTCAATCGGGATAACCACATCAGAGGCAGACGCCGTGAAGTCACATAAAAGCTCCTGACGAATCTCCATCTCTGTCATCTGCGCCTGCATGTCCTTGAGTTCTTCGGCGGGAAGCACGCCCGTTTCGTCTGCCCTGTAAATGCAAGAGTACCAACCCGCCGATTTCTCCGCGTGTTGGTACATCTCGTAAAACTGATTCTGCCCCCTCGGCGTCCCAATGAATACCGCCCATCCTTCACGGTCAGCAAGCGCAGGACGGATTACCCCGCCCCAGAGCTCCGGCTTGATATCCGCATACTCATCAAGGATTACACCGTCGAGGTAGATACCACGCAGCGCATCGGGATGATCTGCGCCGATGATATAGAGCCTTGCGCCCGGTGATCTTGCATGCCGTGTCGGCAGTTCGATATAGAGTTCTGATTCATTCACAGCGCGCCCCGGTATTGGATTCGTATAGTATTTCAGGTATTCCCACGCAACGCGCTTCGCCTGATTGCGGTACGGCGCGACATAGGCATATACAGGTGCCTTTTTGTCATTGAGTATCGCCTTACGTATCATCTCATTGACCGTGCCGACCGTCTTTCCGAAGCGACGGTGACATACCAGCACCGCAAAACGATTGGCAGTGAGCGCAGGATGTATCGTGTCTTTCCATATCGGGCGGGGCGTATATGGTATTACAATCTCAGCCATCCTTGCCCTCCCATCGGAATGTCAGTGGTCCGCCGTCTGCGCCGCTGAGCGAAATCTTGTCGTTGAACATACCAATGTGCCTCCCTAGGAGCTCAAGCGCCTTGATCTTGTCGCAGAGTTTGACTTCAACGCCATTCGCCCCCTGCTTGATGCTTGCAATCGCTGCACGCTGATCATCGGAGAGCGTGTCCGTGTCTTTGGGGGAGACCACCTGTATTGGAGATACTGTTCCGTCCCCATTCTCGTATGTCAACGTCTCGACGCACACATAATCCGAAGCATCCGCAAAGGCAACACGCGCCAGCTCCTTGACAACGCGATCTTGCGTCACTTCCGTACGCCGTTGGAGGTCTTTTTGACGACGTGCGATCTCTTCTGCGATTTTAGGTTTTTTTAGGTTTTCTGCACCGATAAATGCTGCCGTCTTTTTACTATATCCTGCTCTGATTGCAGCCTGCGTCGCGTTGAAATCAACAAGGTACTCATCTACAAACCTAATCTGCTTCGGTGTCAGTTTCACATCGTCACCTCCTTACTTATAAAAAACCCGGATATTTTACATTTCACGTAAACGAAGTATAAAAAATCGCAGAAATTTATATCTCACGCATACAAAAAGAGCACCGCGCAAGCGATGCCCTTGTGTTCAGTTTTCCTACTCTACTATCATATCACATTTTCACGAAGAAAAAAGGAAGTAAAAGGGAACAAAAAGTCGGTTAAAAATACCGTTGGGAAGATGATTGAATTGTCTAGAATAGTAATTATCACTCTACACCCCCAAACAACCATTTTGCTTCATCCTTAATCACAGTCCATTCTTTCTTTATAAATTTTTGGCACTCTTTCTCTATCTCTCTTATTTTTTCATTATACCCACATGTTACACCTTCTCCACTCAATGATACTATCTCCTCAACAAAGCTAAGTATCTTTTGTTTTAATTCTTCATCGCTTTCATCATTGGGGTTAATCATCAAATTTATTTTTATGGCATGCATATTTATTTCAGTTATTAATTCTGCATATTTGAGATCCGTTTCCTTATTGTCAATATTATCAATAGATTCCACTGTATTCATAGCTAAACCGTACGCTTGAGTGAGCATTTGACACATTTCATCTCGTATATTATTTAGCCATTTTATTCGTTCTGCAGTAATTAACATCTTATATGTTTTACTGTGTTTCGATCGAATCTCCGCCTCAAGTTTTTGTTTATCTTTTTCAAAATCTTTTTTCCATCTTTTTTCTTCTGATTCGAGCCTTATATAAGTAACCAAAAAAGAACCTATAATTGAAACCAACGCCGTTATCAGTGATGCATTATACTGTTCCAATACAGGGCAATAGTTCACAACAGCAACTACTAATAGAGCAATAACTAGTACACTCATAACCCACATAATTCTTCCTCCACAAAATATAATTACTATATTTACTGATTCGTATATACGATAAAAAAATCCTTCTTCCTTTAAAATAAGATTTTCAACTGCGCGGGTCTCACAGTCACCCCAAACAACATCAGTGCAACATCCCGCAGTACCTTCCCGCCCTTCTCCTTGGCCCACTTCTCCGTATAGTTCAGAGCCTCCGCGACCTCCCCCCACGATTGCCCTCGAATATACCGCCCCTGCAATAGCTCCATATCTGCGTCATCAAGCGATTCAAACGCACGATC